CGGGTCAGCGAGATACTGCTCTCGCAGTCGCCTGACTCGTTCTTCCCTGCTCAGCTCACCACGCCTCTTTGCAAGCATCAATGATACTACATCTATCATGGCACTCCTCCAGCTCTCTTGATGGCCTCTTCAACGGCCCACTTTGCCCATTCGGGAGCGACGTCGTAGGCCCGTCCGTATTCCTCCCATCCAGCTTTCTTGAAGATTCGTCTCGCAGCTGTCTCCGCAAGCACCTCGTGAGGGTCAGGCACGTAAACGCCAGCTGCTCTCTGGAACTTCACAACACTAGGGTCTTTCCTGAAGAAGTCCCATAACATCTTCTTTATCCTCCAATCACGAAGCAGAAAAGATTCGAGCTCATGTCCTACCTCGTGGAACGGAGTTTTCAGATTTGCCCCATACTGAGGTCCGTATTTGCCTCCCCAGAACAACCGCATAATTGGGGCTCTCCTCACATATCTTGCTCTCCCCAGATATTTTGCTTGTTTTTCTTTGGGCAGAGCCTTGACCCACCAGCTCGGTGCTATCTCTCCTCCTCTACCGAGCGTCCGAGGTGTGTGCTTCTTGTATTCTATCCTCTTTACGCTCCGCACTACGCTCTTAGGTATCCGCTTGACTAGGGCCATCACCCTGGGCGGGATTTTTGTGCTTTGCTCGGCCACTTCTTTGCCAAACAGCGGCAATATTGCCCTTGCAAACTGCCTGTGTGTCATCAAGGGCACAGGTGTGAATGGCTCTGCGAAGCCAAAGAAACTCGCTACTCGGCCATACCACCCTTGCGGTCTCGGTCTTGCTATAACAGGCATCTATGCCCTCCCTTTCTTTCTCTTCTCGGCTATCCGACGGAACGTCCTGGCCAGATTGGCTTGCTTAGCAATTGTGCCTCCAGCTGCAAGGCCCTTCGCAATACATGCTTCTGTGACGCCTCCATAGCCCTGTGCTTCGCACCATCTCGTGAAAGCACCCTCCTTAAGGTCTTTCGGTATCCATTTCTTTTTCCTTGGTCGTGCAACAGCCATTTTCACCTCCAAGAAAAGTCAAAATTTGACTTTTACACTGTTCTTCTATGAGAAGGCTTAATAGCCTTCTTGCCAAGAGCACCAACACAGCGTTTCCATGCTTCGCTCTTGGAAAGTCCCTTCTTCAGATATTCTATGACACACCTGTGTGCCATAACAGTGTGAATGCCCTTCCCTTTGGGCGGTGTCAGTCCAGCCGCCCGATACATCTTCCGTATTTGCTTGCTCATGGCAAACCTCCTTCAGGGACACACATCCCATACTCTTCGTCCCATACTGTCCCTGCTGGGCAGGTTGGCGGAAACCACTCGTTGACACCCTCCATCTGGCGATATTTGTCAACTATCTTCTGTATCCGCTCCCGAGGAGAGCGTCCTGTCTCAGGAGGTCGCTCCTCCGCCAGGAGCCTCTGCATGAGCTCCCGCTGCCATTGACCACGGGCTCTCTCAACTCCTATCTGCCCCAAGGCGGACTGTCTTGCAGCCCTGGTTGTGGCTCTTGCCCCTATCCGTGCTGCCTCAACAGTGCCCATCCTGCCAATGTCAGCAACCTTCACAGCCTGCTCTCCAATCAATCTCTGTCTACGCAGGCCATATTCGCCTTCCAGAGCAGCCCGTCGAGTAGCAGCTTGCTCTATAAGGTCTTGCAGTGCTGCAACCTCTTTCGCAGCCTCCCTCTGCTCATACCATTTCATGAGGTCCTCTTCGGACACGAAGTGTCCAGAGCGTGGATGACCAACAGGAGCTCTAGCCGTCCTTCTCTCCTCCGCTATCCTCTTCTCTACATACCATCTCGGATAAGGAAACGGTAATATCATCTTATCCTCCTATGGATAATAGTGATAATAGTAGCCAATGTCTGTCGCTTGACTAACACTATACCCGCCTCTATAACTCATGTTCGCTCCTGCAGCTACAGACGACAATGCAGATGCAGCCATCTGTGCTGTTACTGTAGCACCAGCCTTCACCGCATTTGCCTGCACTTCGTGCAACCGCAGTGCAGCATTGAGATTTATTTCCGCCTGTGCAAGTGCTTGTCGCACAGTAGCATCAATATGTCTGGTTCGAGCTGTATAGCTCGCTATGTCACCATCTATCTTTGTCCTGGCAAGGCCAACATCGGCAGCATACATACTGACGTCATAGCCATAGGCTCTTGCCTTTGTCTCCACCTCACCGAGCAAGCTTGCAATCCTTGCTCGATACTGGTCGATGTCAGCCCTATACTTCTCTATCTTCAGCCGATTTGCATCCAACTTCGTTGCTGCCTCAGCTATCTTGATAGAGCTCTTCGCCCTGGCTGCCTCCACCTTCCCAAGATATGCTCTGACCTGCTCGCCATACATCTGCACTTTCGTGGCTTCACCCGCTATCGCAGCCTGATAGGCATTATATCTTGCAGTGTTAGCAGCAATCGTAGACGTGTAAACACGCACCTTTTCGCCGAAGGCGAACAGCCTCATACGACTAATATCAAGACGCAGTCTCGCTGCATCCATCTCTGCAGCATACAGCCTCATCAGCGTCTCCAACGCACCGACTTGCGCCCTATATAGCTCGACTTGTGTCCTTTGTATATCAGCTTGCAGTTGCGACGCCATTAGGCGAAGCCTATATTGCTCTAGCAGAGCAAGTCCTGCACGAATCTTGGACTCGTAAACAGCTGCCGCCGAGCGGTATCGCTCCAGCAATAGCTGGTGCTTCGCAATCTCCGCCCTAAACAAGTCTAACGATGCTTGCTGCACATACTGTGCTGCCTGCAGCGACCTTCGGGCCATACCATCTTCATACTGCATTATTTGCTGCTCATACTGCAGCGCAGCAGTTATCATAAACTGTGTATTCCGCTGTGCAAGCCGAGCTTGCTCAATGCTAATCTCGTAGTTGAGCTGCTGCTCGCTCCTTGCAATTTCTCGCTGCACCTGTGCAAGGCGTCCCGCTAATGCTCCTGGTGGAAGCGTGTGGCCACGAGAAGCAAAATAGTTCTCGGCTTCCCGATACATCTGCTCATTCCGCAGGGCGTTACGGTCTCGTGCTCGTTGCCAGATAGCGTCTTCGACGTCAGCAGGCAAACCCGTCGCCCCGTCCCTGACACCACTTAGCAGCTTCGACGCTAGAGCATTGTTGAGGTCGCTGCTGTGCATAGCTTCGCTATAATCAAAGATTAGACTTGGTGTCTCTATGTTAATAGATGGGAGGTCAACGTCCATCTGCGGAACATCCACCTCTGGTGCGTCGGGCAGCACGATTTCGTCGAGCGACGGCACATCTGGAAGCTCATAGTCAGGCTTCGACGGAACGTCTACATCCTCCACCGCAGGTGGTTCGCCAGGCTCCTGCGGCCAAGACACCTGCGGCGTCTCTGGCAGACTAACGTCTGGAGCAACGAAGTCGATGTCTGGGACATCAACGTCCTCTACCGAGACCTTACTCAGTATTTCTGCCTGCGGAGCGTCTGGTAATTGCACATCCAAGTCTGGCCTGGTCGGCCTTGCAGGGTCATACGACCCCACACTGATAGGCTCTATCGAGAAGTCTAGGTCAACAGGATTAAAATCAAAGTCTGCCACAATGCTGGAGAGGTCACTCAGGTAATTGACAGCGGACTGCCACGTAGCATCTGCGTAGTCCTCTGCATTCCTGAATTTGCTCTCCACCAGTGATGTTATCTCAGCTAGGTAATCCTTGCTCATTCTTTCCTCCTACATATGCAAACACCCCCAAGAGGGATGAGAGGTCAAACTGCTTCTCAACGACTCTCTCAAGCTCCGCGATAAATTCACCAGTTGCATCCTTGTCGTTTACCAGAACACTTATGTCTTCCTCATGGACAAGCACCTTTACAACGTCCTCATTCTTGGCGAAGAACGCCTTTGGTTTGGAAAACGGCTTCTTCACTCCAGCAAGCAAGGCCAACCGTCTATAAGGTATCTGCACTGGACGAAGGTGAGTCACAGCACCTCCCCTTTGTGGGATGCCTTGCACAGAGAAGCTGAAGCCATCAATGTCCTCAAGCTTGCCAGTCCACTCCCACTCCACATCCCCAGAGCATTCAGTGTAATGCCTGCGATTGACGTAGGCTTGCCAACAAGGCGTTGGGCAAGGAAGCTCAACCAAGCCTGTTCCGTCTGGCCACTCGAGCCTGCAATTACAGTCGAACGTATAATGTCCTGTAAACCACAACCTATACATCCGCTTCCACGGGATGTATTCTTCGGGGTTCAGACACTGAAGACACCACTGCCATAGGTGCTGGTAGTCAATATCCTCCACTACCCTGAAGCCACCAAGAGTGCAGTCATCAATTTCCCACTCGAGGCTGTATTCAGCTCCGTTGAAGTGCTGCATATTGCACTCAGGACGAGCCACACGACTCCTCGAGTCCAGGTCCAGAAAATCGCCCTCTACCTCTGTAACAGACCAGGGGTCCTCTACGCTCTCCTCACACTTCTCTATCACATTCTTTTCTACAGACACAGCTCCCTCAGTTGTTAGCCAGTGCCTATGCACATCAGCCGATGTGTGCCCACTCCCATGTGTCGCAACAAGCACATCCTCCCCACTGTGAATATCCAGCCGTCTCTTCTCGAACACACATTGCTGCTTACTGACAACATACCAGCCCACATTGTAAAGCACCCTCCATTCATCATCCACATACAGAAGATGAGTTGGATAGGCATCTGAAGGATACTTCTCCTCGTCGCACTGCAGATACTTCTCGATATTGTCAACTAGCTTATACTCATCTTCATCCCACACATATTTGCTTGCACGAATGACGTAAGTCCACTTAGCACCCATCTGCACACCCGACATCTGTGCAACGCATACAGTGTTCCACTCTCTCGAGTGTCTGACTGTGTATGACCAGGGGACACTTTGAGGACCTAGAGCAGTAACAGAATAACCAATGTCTGTCTGCAAACAAACTCTATTACCAGACCTAACAGAGAGGCTCTCCCTGCTCCACTCCGAAAGACCCTGGTAATAGAAAGGGTCATTGGACCGCCCCTGCAAGTAACAAACATCCACAACCCTGTCTTCCAGAGCAATGCTTGTGTTGAGCCAGCCAATGAGTGGTCTCTCAACAGAACCTATCTTGGTCATCTTTATCCCGTCACTAACATCCATAAGGATGTTGTCCTCATTGTAGAATACTATGAACCTTCCCCTCGGAGGAAACTCCACTTTTTTCTCCGTCACCTCAGAAGGGACATATATCTCCAGTGTGTTGTCGCCAAACACACTTTTGCATATAATCTCGCTCCCATCGAGGTATCGCACCCGACGAACATCTTGCTCCAAGCCAGCAAATTTCATTTGCTGAAGCAGAACATCAAACTGCCTCACACCTTCCCTTATCATCTCTTCCGCAGCTTGCCTATCACCTTTCAGCACAATCCTCGGCAGCTGTTTCACGGTTTCCTCCGCATCACGGTCACCACAGCATCAACCGTGTCAATACAGAAGTAACGACCATCTATATTCTCAATCGCAAATGTCCAGTATCGTCCTCGACCACTTCTACCCACAGCTACTCTAGCGGAGTGCTGCATAGGCTTATGTGTAAACACATATTCTCGCACATTCCCTTCATCGTTCCGCAGCACCAGCCGCAAGTCACCATCGGCTTCGCAGCCGAGATAGCAGCTCCGCAGCCTCTTCTGTCTTTCAGACCCCATGTCTGTCATGAATTCAAGCAGGGCTTGTATAGGCTGTCCATCGTCGTCATCACCCTCAAGGACATATATACCATCCTTGCCAAAGGCAAGAGGAACTCCATTCATCTCCACAAGGCCGTCAAAGTTAAAATTGCCATACTGGCTGACGGCCAATCGCCGCAGACTCATCGACAGACATAGCCTGTCCCAGCATTCCTCCGAAGAATTATCAAAATTTGACATTTTATCTTGTATACCTCAATACACATACTCCAATATTTGTTCTAGCGAACGCTTGCAGCCCCAGTCCAAGGCTGGCTTCGGCCTTGCCTGTTGGCACTGGAGCTCCGCTTCCCTCTGTGGCAAGCCGCAATGTGCACTCGCCACAAGCAAGCTTGCCAACCACTCCCATGGCTTTCAGCCCGACAATCACATCGACTTGGCCTTCGGCAACGCTATCACTGTGCCCGGCAGCATCAACGTGAGAAACGATGCTTGCATCGCTCTGACCTCTAATCTCTGCACTGGCCTCGCCGCTCACGCTTAACAGCAGCTCCGCAACAGCACTGCCAAGTGTGCTCACGCAGCCTGTAGCGTCAACATTCACTTCCGCAGTTGCTTCCGCAAAGCCAGCACCCAGAGCCTCTGCACCAAGTGCTGCAGATGCAACACCCTGCCCCACAACGACCTGCGAAGCAGTTGCTTTGCAAGAGACCTCAATGCCTTCCGACAGGACAGCTCCGCCAAGTCCTGCCACGTCAGCAACAATGTCTACAGTAGCGTCCCCAGTAATTGGGGCCTTCGTGACATCAGTGGTTGGAGAGCTAGCAACATGCCCAATATAGCTGTTGACAGGTGAAGCCTTCCGCTCAACGATGAACTCCCAGTGGTCTTCGACAAGACTCTGGTCTTCGCCTGTGGTGAACCCCAGGTTCGTGGCATACTCGTCAAGGCCAGTAGCCTCCTCAACCACAGTTGCTGTCAGATTGAAGGCCGCATAAGCATCTTCTACCGAAGATACTTCGGTGACCTCCGTATACACAGGACTCGGAACATCGTAGCGTTCCGCAACAGTTGCTGCTTCAGCGAAGGTCATATAGGCAGGTGCAGGGACTTTGTATTCATCTGATACAGCAGCCTCTTCCTCAACAGTCTTAGTGTAACCCATCGAGGTAGAGAACTCGTCACCTACACTGCCACCTTCCGCAAGGTCAATGACTTGCACTATCCCTGCAGCTGTCACAGGCTGAAAGCCTGTCGGAGGCGTATAGTGGAAGTCGCTTGCTTTGAAAATGGCTGTTACTTCGTCATACCAATGCAAGCTAAGTGCTGGATAGAAATCCCCAGATATCCCACTAAATGCTGGATTTGCTCCTGTCTCGGGATTGCCACTCTCACACCAAACTCCATTAACACCATACCATATCTTACCATTGTCAAGGTCGAGAGCGACCATGACAATGTCGCCATCGTCAGCACCAGGGTTGTAGTCCTGAAGCTCTTCGCCGTTATGATATAATCGATTGTTACTGCTTGTCCCGCCACCCACAACTCTCCAGCCATAACTGTTCTCTCCCTCTACACGTCCAAGCCCACTTTCCAAGTCACAGTCGCCTTCGGCAATACCGAAGTGATACGAGTTAGTGCGGTCATTTATGTAATACTCCCAATACCATTTCCCTGAAGAGAAGTGGACATTAGCCCTGACGGACCTGTCACTGTTTCCATATTCAGTATTCCTCTTGGCTCTCAGGTCGCCGTCATAGAGGTCTATACCAGCAGACTTGTCAGCAGGGTTCCAAGTAGCTGCTCCCAAAAGTCACCTCCACTATGTGGTGCTTGTCACTGTAATAGCAAGCTTCACCTTCAAGGTGTCGCCGTTTTCAACAGGCTTGCCTTCACCGTAGTTAGCCGCTGAGAACATATATGGTCCACTACTATTGTCACCCTTTGTGCTGTCGCTCACAAGGGCCGCACCATATATGGTCTTCGTCGCATTGATGCTGAACACCGCAGGGTTACTATAATTATTTATCGTCCCATTACTGGCAGCACCTTCATTGAACGCTGGCCTTGTGGCCTCGTCATATGCAGTGCATTCCGTGAATCCAGGGCTCTGATATGTGTCACTTGAAGTGGGCGTGTAATCGTTCTCGAATATGAGAATATACCAAGTCCCCACCTGCGTAGCACCGTGAAACATTATGTCAAGCCAAGCATTCAGCCCCTGTGTCACAATCTTATTGCAGTATGCCCACTGGTCAAGCAGAACGTTGTTCCTCCACAACTCCCACTCCCAGAAGGCACGCACAGTTGCAGCAATCTTCATAACATACCTCCTACACCGAAATTGGGTCTCGCAGTTCCACATAGAACTGGCCAAGCGTTACCTCACTTCCCTGAGCAACGTCCCTTTCAGGACAAGGGACAACATACAGCAGCTCTTGCGAGATGTCGCTCACAAGAGCAACGTGGTTGAGCACACCCGTAGTGCCTACGGGAATGGCGTCAGCCACATTTACCGTTATGCGTCTCCCCGAAACAAGCCCATCTTCGATTTCTCCAAAATTGGCAGAGCCAATGGCTATCGAGCCAAGACAATACGTGGACGTTGCTTCCGCATAGGAAGCAGGTTGCTGACTACACAAGCATAGCTTGTCAGCTCCATTCTTGAGCCAGTTCAATGCCGTGTCAAGCATAGCATCGTTACACCAGACACCCATTACGAAGCCCCTCTGATGTCAATATCAAAACTGTCTATCGTTATCGTTACACCTTCTTTTATGGTCAGGCTAGACAGCTTCAGCTGCCCACTTCCGACACCACAAGCTCCATCGAGCCTAACGGCAGCTTTGTTGTCGCCTGTGTGATACTTGTTGTCATACAGGCGAAACCATCCAGCTGTCCCGTTGGCCAAGCCAACTCCGCTCCAGACATCACCACTCTTCTTCCCTATCACTCCGTTTATCGGAGCTTCGAACTCAAGACCGTTGTCTGGCGAACCAGGTGTGAAAGCTCCGCTATTCAGCGTGATTCTTACAAGCTTCGTGCCTGTTTCACCACTATCTGCATCGGCTGGCTGACTTCCACTGTATATCTCAAGAACAGCGTCCTTGAAAAGCTCTTCGAGAGAGCCTCCATTGTTACTTTTCAAGACCGTGTTCTCGTTGAAGGCTTCTTCCGCTGCCACAGTGCCTGTGGCAAACTCCAGCTTGCCTGCAGAAACAGCCAGTATTTCTACATCTGTCATGTCATTACCACCAGTCGTGGACCCAGTAGTTGTGATTTTATCACCAACTTTGAAGCCCGCATCCAAGAACCTATTCTCGCTGTCTGTGATGTAGTCATTCCCAGCTCCACCATCGTGATAGGCCAACGAAGTTCCTTTCAGAGTGGCGTTTCCGAGCAAACTATTTTTCAATCCCGTGCTTAGTTTCAGCATAACTTCCTCCTACCACACAATTGTTATATATCTTCCGTCCCTGATAAGGGCAGTCCCTCGAGTGCCCGCAGGGCACTTGATGTGCTCTTCCGTCAAGTTCCTGAAGTAGCCATTAAGGCCTCCGAGGCAGATGCCTCGTGCACTCATCCACATGGCATATATGCCAGGAGGCAGACTTCCGTCGCCTATGCGACTGCTCTCCACATGAAGGGCTGTGCCCTCCACAGCGGGATAGCCTGCTACCTTCCTGACAAACCAATCCTCGGGACTGCTGCCCACCAGGGCATATGTCGTATGTTCATCGCTGACGAACATCCCATCAGCAACGCCGATAACCATCCGTATCCTGCTAGAGAAAGGAACAAAGTTGCGACCGAGGTCGTAAGCGTGATATGCAAACGGCTCGCTATACCAGAGTGTCGAGCCTTCGGCTATGAACATCCTCCCATTCCACAGGCACAGAATATGTCCTGTCGGAGGGTCACTGAAGACTCTTGTCGTATCTGGCCCAACATACTCACCTACCTCCCAAGGGTGGCTTTCAGCGTTTTCAACATAGCCGTTCTCATAGCCGTTGCTGTAATACACTCTGTTGAACACAGTTGCATAGCTCATAGCACTATCGTGTAGTCCTGTCCGCAGGACAGCGTAGCTGTAATCTGGCGATAGCAGCATCAGCCTCCCGTTGGAAACAAACAGACATCCTCCGAAGTAAGGATAAGGGCTGTGCCCTGGAAGGTCCACGACCTTTCGGTAGCCCTTTCGTCTGCATATCCGCCTCTCGACATCTACGTTGTAAGCCGCTGCCAGATAACAAACACCCTCTCGGCAGAGCGTAACAGGGTCATGCCGATTGTCTAGCCCTCTCGGGCTTTGCAGCACTCTCGCCAGAGCCATCAATACCTCCAAATAGACCTAGGTCTGTGGACTCGCCGTCGTTCGACCCAAGCCTGTAGCTCATGTATTCCCTGCTCGTAGAGCATCATCGCTGCAGCTGTATTAACCTTCTTCCCCTCTTCGATACCATCCTCGATAAGACCAAAGCCAATTGCTGCAGCACCCTGCACAATCACCTTTCGGTGTAGCATTTCAGGTATTCCTTCAGGGACATCGTCAGGTTCTACGAGCGTGGCTGGCTTCCGCCTATACAGCACAGTCAATGTCTGCGCTTCCGCAGGAATGGGCTGATAATACAGCGTTGCCCCATCAACAGCTACTACTTCAACATCACCTTCCTCGTCCATCCCTGGATACCTCTCCAATAGCCCTTCAAGCGTCACTATCGTGAGCTCCACGTCGCCATCACCTACATACAGCAGACGGCTGCACTGCGAGGGCAGGCTCGTGTAAGCCTGCCCAACCACAGTGTCAACGCTGTTGAGGACACCAAACCCAGGGACTTCGGCCCGCTCAACCGCAGTCGCAATTGCCTCGTTTATCCAGTCAGGAATACGAGACACGATGTCATCGCTATCGTCGTCCAGCACAACAATCACTTCGTCAATAAGCTGTTGCAGGTTCATCACACATCACCAGAAAAGTCAAATTTTGACATTTACACTCCAATCCTGCTCACCAGCATATACAACCGTGCCCTTCCAGCAGTCAGTCCACTAGACAGCGTTGCGATAATCGCAGGCATAGCCGTATCCGCACCCTTGACAATCAATGCTCCAACATCGTTCTCACGAAGGGCTTTCGCCCAGACTGTTCCAGACACAGTATTCGGCGTTCCCTCTGTTAAAGACGTGCCAGGCATATAGTATCCAGCCGAGCCCTCTGTTACATCTGTATTGTCAATGTAATAGTCCTCGTCGAGATTGCTGTATGTCAAGTCGACCGAAGGGTCGTCAAGAGTGCACTTCCCAATGTCAATCGTTGGTGTTCCACCTGAAAATGCTATCTCAACCTCTAGCACAAACTGATGCAAGAAATAATTCCCTAGCACCGCTGGAAAAGCAAACAGCAACACCTTCTCATTTGTGTTTTCATAACCGAAAGGACTGCTCTGCACCCAGAAGGGGTTGACCCTCCTGTAGTGCCTCTCGTCAGTCCTTCTCAAATCAGTATCTAATACCGCCATCTTCTACCTCCTCCTAGTAAATCACCACATAGTCTGCGAATACATAGACGACACCAGCATCACCCGTGCTCTTGTTAGTTGTGAGGGTAATTGCACCAGAGCCGTCCGCAAAATACTTGCCAGCAGCACAAGCAGCACTGCCACCAAGCGACGTCTTCATCCCAGCAGCATCGGGGTCGCTCTCGGTGTTTGTCAAGAAAGCGTCAGTGTCTGCGGCTTCACCGTTTCCAATGAAGCCTACTGTCACAGAAGCTCCTGCTGCCGAATAGGCTGTAACAACCCAGAGCCACACCTGCTTTACAAACGCATATCTTGGCAAACGAATGAGATTATACGTCCCGTTGGCTGGGGCGGCCAGCCTCTTGCTTTTGGCCAGCCGCAGATTATCAGCAAAAGCGTGTGTATATAAATCAGTTGCCATAATGAACCTCCCTTACGATAATGGTGCTCCCCAGCTAGACCCAGTAATCACTCCGAAGTCGTGGCCTTCAAACCTTGTCTTTTTGAAGCCAAGAATTCCACCGCCTCTTATGTTCATGAACCTCTTAGCATCAGTTTGATAGGGCACAAACGACAATGTCGTGCTCTTGCTCTCACCAGCTCCGCCCCAGGCAAGCACCCCCGCTTGACATCCAAGCAGGATGTTTCTAAACACTCCAGCCCGTGGGTCAGTGCTGTCTTTCACGACCTGCCTAATCCTCTCAGATTTGCTGATAAGCATTCCATTATATTCTATCTCCACATTTGGAATCTGCAGCTTGCCAGCAGCTCTAATCAAGTCACCCCACTGGCCTACGTTAGTGTTCTGACGCAAAGCGTCAAACACGTAGGTGTGAAGGATGACCCTATAATACTTCTTGCCGTTTATCACAAGAGGACGCACTTTGTAGCACTTGTCTCCGACAGGCATCTCAGCACGCTGTTTCATCCTGTCCAAGAAGGACAAGTCCAACACGTCCGCACTGGTCATAGCACCCTCGGTAGCTACATCATTCACTTTGAGCCAGTGCTCATCGTCAGGGTCTTCAGGGTCTTGACCTAGGGTCTTGCCCGCAACCCTGAATGAGCTATCGCCACACAGATGGGCAAATGCAATGTCACTCAGTTTGTCCGCCCACCATTCCTGTAAGGCATCACGCCCTTCTTCCATCAGGTTGTAAGGAACTCTCTGTTCCTCCATCCGACCGCCAGTCTCCACTGCATGATTGAGTTCTTCAATCGTGCACTTGAAGTGCCTGAAGCGTAACGCTTCCTCTTTTCCTTCAATCGGGTCTCTCCCGACAACACCTTCACCCTGCAAAGGCAAACGGATACCGAAGGTAATGGTATCACCCTCACCCTTGGCGAGCTCTTTCCTTTGCTGGATAATAGACTTCGTGTCTTTACCGACCAAGTCGTTGATTTCCGTCGCTGGAAGCAATATAGCAAAAAGGTCTTTTGCCCAACGCTTCCTAGTCAACGGGTCATTTGTCAGAAATACAGTCTCTGCCATTTTCTATCTCCTCCTCACTTCAGCTTTCCTTGCAAATACAGTGCATATATGTCCCGAGGGACTTTATTCAGCTCGTCCTCGGGTAACGCATCAATTTTAGCTGCAGTCCACCCAGCTGCATCTGCACCACCTCCGCCAGCCATACCTTGTATGCTGGACGGAGCTTTCGCAGGCTCTTTCGGCCCTCTGCCACCACCTTTCGGTGGCTGCTTAGCATAGTCTGGATGATATTGCTTTATCTGTGCATACATTAGCTTATACGGATTTGGCTGACTCCAAATCCAGTCTTCGACAGCCATCACGGCTTCGCCCTTCGACACACCAGTCCGCTCAGCATATACTTCAGCCATAGCTTCTACCATGTCGTCGAAGTGCTCTTGCGAGACAACTTCATCCACATCCTCATACTTTGGGTTCAGTCGCATCATCTCCAACATGGTCTCCAGTTGCTGTGCACGCAGAGCTTCCTGCCGTTGCAACAGCCTCTTCTGCTCTTCATCTTCCTCTCCCTCATCAAGAACACCAGCCTCTTTCAGAGCTTTGCTAGTGCCTTGCATCTGCATACGGAGCTCGGTCATCTCACGCTTCTGCTCACGCAAGAGTGCTCTCAATTCCCGCACTTCTGCGTCACGTTGTGCCAGTAGCTCCTCAACAGAGGACTCGCCGCCCTCTTCGGGCTTTTTCCCTTCCTGCCCTTCGGGCTCCTGTGTTTGACCCTCATCTACAACACCTTCATCACCTTTACCCTCATCAGGGTCGGTGGTCACACCCTCAAGGTTCCTAGGGTCTTCATCGCCTTGCGGTGTTTGTTTTACGTCTGCCATCTTTAGCCTCCTTAGCCTTAATCTCGGCCATCCTGAGCATCATTTCTCGCTCAATCCTGGCCCTATTATACTCCTGCACCCGTGCCTTCACCGTGAAGGGCACATCCATATATTCAAGGATAATCTCGGGTGGAATTGCATCTGGGGCATTATGAGCATATTCCATAAGCATATTCGCAATCTCTCTCCGCATTGTCACGTCTTCAGCTTCCTCATCAATCCGCAAGTCAAACTTGCCTGCAGATATATCGTTGAAGCCCTCAATCTGCGGGTTCAACTGTGTGTTTATCTCAACAAGCTGTGCTCCCTTCGCTCCTTCCATCCGTATTACCATAGGATATGTTACGTATTGCTGCACGAGCGAGAGCAAAAGCTCTCCGCCTTGCAACCTAGCATCCCTAAAATTTGCAAACAGGATATACAGCACAGCTATATTGCTTTCAAGTCGCATCCTTGCGGTAACACCAGGCTCCCTGGTTCCTGTCTGCTTCCCCATCAAGACATCTTGGATGCCGCTAACATCTACGATGCTCTGCCTGTATTGAGCATCCAACTGCCCATAAATCGGGCTTATCTGTGGTTGCTCACTAAACTTGACACGGCCAAGGCCACCTCTGTTGAGCACAAGCCTGAAGTTCGGCTCACTGCTGTGCTTGTCATACTCATCTACATTGAGGATTGCATCTATCTCGTGCATCAAGATACCCTTTGGGGCAGTTTGTAACAAGTGTGATAGCTGACGCCGCATTGTGTTCAGGGCCCTTTGCGGGTCTTTCATCATCTCAATTGCACTCATATACCTGTTCTCATTTTCATCCTTATAGCCTCCGAAAAGCACAATCGGATAGCCGTGCCACTTATACGGCGACCTTCCATGCTCAAGAAGCACATTGCCAGAAAATATAGCATAATAAGGGACTTGCATCACACTCTCAACAGCTGTTGGCGGGTCGCCTCGCCAGACTCTTCCATCAGGGAGAGTGATACCCTCCCGAAGCCGTTTTACAAAGTCACGCCACTGAGCCCTCGTCAAGTGCTCAGGACGTCCTGTTATCGGATTGACAAACCAGACAGCCCTCTCGGGTTTCTTATACCAACACTCTACGAGCCTATACAATTTCTTGCTTTCATTGAAATAGGTCGGCGTATAGTAGCTGAGGTCAGTGTCAAACATCCTGATGGCATCAGCATCAAATCTGTCCCAATACGCTTTAATTTCTTCCTCGGTAAACCACCGAGATATGAACACATATCTCGCCTCATTTACGTCATAATCGTAGCAATCTGGGTCCACCAGGACGTCTCGCCCTGGTAGCCTCTTACACTTAATCTGCGGTTCAAAAGGATTGCTTGTGTCCACATAAAAGTAAAGAAAACTCCGTCCACTCTTCACAGCATGCTCGAAGCACTCCATCTCTCTCCGAGAGGCTTTTGTGTGATAGCGAAAGTGCTTAAACACTCCGTTTATCAGCTCAGCCAAAGGCTCATCTTCCTTTGTTACGGGGAACACCTTCGGTGTTCTCCGTATCTGAGCCGCCAAGCCAACAAGCTTGTCTATCCGAGGCTTAACTTCGTTATACACTGTGACAGGACGCTTCTGTGCAATAAGTGCCTGTCGCACCTCAGGCTTGTCCTGTCGCCCAGCGTAGAAGTCGTAGTCCTCTTCCGCTTCTTCACGCCACCTCATTTCAGGCGTGGAGCGTTCTGCCTCTCGCAGCCACTCCTGCAACTTCCCGAGGAGCTCCTCCTCGCCTTGCGAGGCTCCGCCTCGACGATGCTGCTTTATCCCACTTTCAGCAACTTCGTTCATTTACACACCCTGTTAAAAACTTTCGCTTCCAGTCTCGTCAGACGATGCTCTACAAGCACCTTATACTCAGCAAGTTCTGCATTCATTTTAGCGACCATCTTCTTGGTCGCCACCACTTCCCTGCATAGTATGGTGAGCAGAATGCTCACTACTACACCCAGCACACTTGCAAAGATGTCTCCCACATCTCTCCTCCATTGCATGAAGTCTTTGGTCTAGCAACTTGAGCGTATCTCTCAAGTCTTGAACAATCCACACCAAGGCGGCCACTACCTTAAGGGCCTCCTCACTCTTGGCCTTCGAGGCCCACATCTTAAAATCCCTCCATTCTTTCTCGGATTGCATCTCCGCCTCCAAGAAACGTCAAATTTTGACACCCCATCTTAACTCCATTAACTTCTCAAACCTCTCTATCAGCTTAATGAGCTGCTCCGCAGTCTTGCGACATTCTGCAGGACTTTCGGTCTCGTGACATCTGGTCCTAGCTTCTAGGACCCACTGCTTAAGCAGTTTTACAAATTCTATTGCTCTCACGAAA